ATACTCACACTGCCCATTTTGGTGCTCGCATATGGGGTCTGGTCGGACGATCCGGCAGCTATGGATAAGATAAAGATGTTCTTTGACCATTTCCAGGCACTGCCGAGCTGGTTTACAAATTTATGGATTCTTGTCTGCGCCAGCATTTTTGGTATTAAGGGAACACAAATTTTTAGGAACGGTAAAAAATAATTGTACACAAAAGAAAAAACTCTCTCAGAGTTATTACAAGAAGGCTTTGAAAAAGAACAAGCCGAAGAGAATGATACTTGCAGTAACCACACGGATGAACGTGTAGCAGAAGGTGAGTGTTGTAAATATTTGCAAAAACAAAAATAATCTATATATTGCCTCCATGACTATTCGAGGCGACTCTCAAGAATACGAACTTCTAAAAAAATGGACAGAAACTTTACCTTTTTATGAAGAACCAAAATTTGTAACCACAGTAGAAATTGGTGTGCGTGAAGGATTGGGTTCTAAGGTTATTATGTTAGCTATTAAAGAAAGATTAGGTGGTGCTAAAATACCTTATAAACATATAGGCATAGATCCATATGCTAATTTAAAATATCAACATTACGATACTTCCCAAGAATATACTGCAGATTACACAGATGAAATGAGAAAAACAATGGTAGAAGATTTTAAAGACCACCCAGAGTTTACATTTTTTCACATGAAAGATATTGATTTTATGAATGAATTTGCAGAAACAGGATTTAAAGTTTACGATTTGGTTCACTTTGATGGACCACATATGACAAAAGATGTTCTTAGAGAAGCTATTTGGTTTGCGGATAGATCAAGAATAGGTACACGATTTATATTTGATGATAGTCCAAAATATAATATGAAAGATATAACATCAGCACTTTCTCATTGGAATTTTAGCCTTTATGAAGAGGGTGAAAATAGAGTATGTTTGCAAAGGGTAAAATGAAAGTTATAGATAACTTTCTTGAAAAAGAAGAAGCAGACTTGTTAGAAAAAAGATTTCTACACCCAGAATTTCCTTGGTATTATGCAGATAGAATAAGTGAAGATGACCATCTACAAGAAAAACCAAACCACCAATTTCAATTTTGTCATAATTTTTATTTTGAGCATAAGCCTACATCTAGTTTTTTTCCTATTTTAAAATCTTTAATTGAAAAAATGAAAATTAAGTCTATAGTCAGGATAAAATCAAATTGTATACCAATGACTTTAGAAACTATAAAACATGCTTTTCATATAGATTATGATAACAATATTACTGCAATTTATTATGTAAACACAAACAATGGGTACACTGAGTTTGAAACAGGGGATAAAGTACATAGTTTAAAAAATAGAATAGTTATTTTTGATTCTAATTTAAAACACAGAGGAACAACTTGTACCGATAAACACAACAGAATTAATATAAATTTAAATTATTATGGATCTTAATACAATATCACTTGTTCAAAGGACAATCGCTAAACGACTCCAGCGTTATAAGGAAGCCGCTATATATAGTGTTGACACCATCGATCAACTACAATATGTTAGAGGTCAAATCAAATCATTAGAAGATTTGCAACAGGAACTGAAAGACCTGCTGAACAAACAGGAGTTAGAAGATGACAATGTCCACGGTGAAACCGAAACGGACTGGAAAACTTGAAGACTCGTATAAAAGCGAAGAAGAAGTCAAAACAGTCCTAGATCCAAAAGCGATCGATGAAAAACTATTAGATAGATTACCTACACCAACAGGCTACAGATTACTTGTATTGCCTTATGCTGGTCCCCAAAAAACAAAGGGAGGTATAATTTTATCTGATGCAACACAAGAAACAATACAGATGACTACAGTCTGTGGTCTTGTTCTTAAAATGGGCAATCTTTGTTACAGAGACAAAGATAAGTTTCCGTTAGGACCTTGGTGTAAGCTACACGATTGGATAATTTTCAGTAGGTACGCAGGTTCACGATTCAAGATTGAAGGTGGTGAAGTTAGAGTGTTGAATGACGATGAAGTTATTTCAACAGTCAAAAACCCACGTGATATTTTGCACCATTATTAAGGAGGATACATGGCTGAAGAAAATAAAATTCCAGAAGTGGAATTAGATACTGATGGCGTTAATGAAGAAAAAGTTAACGTTGATACAAAAGAACCAGATGAGTCTTTTGTACAAAAAGAAACTGTTGACCTTGGTTACACAGATGTAACTGGTGGAAAAACAGCAAAGGAGCTTTTACAGGAAACAAAAGAAACACCTGAAGAAAAACCTGAACCAATAAAAAAATCGGAAGAACCGTTAGAGCAAAAGGTTGAGGAAGAAGATAAAGGTGAACTTGAAGATTATTCTGATAAAGTTCAAAAAAGGATAAAAAAACTTACTTTTCAAATTCGTGAAGCAGAAAGAAGAGAAAAAGCTGCCATGGATTATGCAAAAGGATTACAAGATAAATTTAAATCGGTTTCTGATAAATTTGAAGAAACAGATACTAATTATCTTAAACAATATGATGCAAGAATAGATTCAGAAAGAGATAAAGCTAAAGCTGAATTAAAAGGAGCATTAGACGCTCAAGATGCTGATCAAATTATGGAAGCTCAAGATAAGCTTACAAAATTAGCAGTTGAGAAAGAAAAAGTTTCTATTTCTTTAGGAGAAAAAGAAACAAGAAAAAAAGATGCTGAATCGCAACCGCAAACCCCAAACACAGAAGGACAACCACCAGCTCCAATTAGTCACAAAGCTCAAAGATGGGCTGAAAATAATGACTGGTTTGGAAGTGATAGGGTCCTTACAGGTGCTGCTATGAGTATTCATGAAGAACTTGTCCAGCAGGGAATTGACGGGGAAAGCGATGAGTATTATAATCAAATCAACAAACGTATGAAGGAGTATTTCCCTCAAAAGTTTGCACAATCTTCTGAAGAAGAAACACCAAAGGCTGCACCCGTCCAAAACGTAGCTTCGGTTAGCAGAAGATCAGGTGGACGCAAGTCTGTGAAACTCACTAAATCACAGGTAGTTATCGCTAAGAAATTAGGAGTGCCACTAGAGGAATACGCAAAATACGTGAAGGAAGGAGTATAACATGGAAAAAATAAAAACTTCACGCGAGTCTAATTCTAGAAATAAAGAAGCTAGAAAAAAAGATTGGACTCCACCATCCAGTTTGGATGCGCCAGCTGCCCCGCAGGGATTCGCCCACAGGTGGATTAGAACTGCAGTCGCAGGTTTCGAGGACGTTGCAAACGTTTCTAAGAAACTTAGGGAAGGTTGGGAATTTGTTAAAGCCGAAACACTTTTAAGTGAAATAGGTGAACATGAATACCCAATTATTTCTGAAGGAAAACATGCTGGTCTCATTGGAATTGGTGGCCTTGTGTTGGCAAGGATACCTTTGGAGATTTTAAAACAACGTGCTGAGTATTTTAGAAAAATTACTCAAGACAGAACAGACGCGCTTGATAGAGATCTTATGAAGGAACAACACCCGGACATGCCAATCAATATTGATAGGCAGTCTAGAGTTACCTTTGGCGGTTCTCGTAAAAAGTAATATTTTTGCGATACCTACAAGTAGCTTGGATTAAACAAATGTTAAAAGGAGAAAACAACTATGGCTAACGTAAGTGAAAAGTTTGGTCTAAGACCATACAGAAAACTAGACGGTACACCATTAGTAGGTGCTCAAAACAGATACACGATTGCTAGTGGCTATGCAACTGCAATATATCAAGGTGATTTAGTGGAACCACTAACATCTGGTAATATTCAGAAACATGGTGCTAACACATCTGATGCTGTTGTGGGCGTTTTTAACGGATGTTTTTACACTGATCCAACTACACAAAAGCCGACTTACAAAAACTACTATCCTGGAGGAGTAGCTGCGAGTGACATTACTGCATTCATAGTTGACGATCCAGACGCAGTATTTTTAGTAGACGCAGACGAGGCTTTTACTAGAGCAGATCTATTTAGAAACTACTCTGTTACTAACACTACTGGTGTTACACAAACAGGAATATCAAAAGCACAACTTGATGTATCAGTATCAGGAACTGCGACTACTTTCGCTATTCAAGCGATCGACATTTCGCAAGACCCAGATAATGATGGCACAGGGGTTAATGCTAATGTTCTTGTTAGAATCAACAACCACTTCTATAGAAGTGGCACAGGGCTATAATAAATAAAGGAGAATAACTATGGCAATATCACGTTCGCAACTAGTTAAAGAACTAGAGCCAGGTTTGAATGCTTTATTCGGCCTGGAATATCGTAGATATGAAAATCAGCATGCTGAGATTTATACTACAGAAACATCTGACAGAGCTTTCGAAGAGGAAGTAATGTTAAGCGGTTTTGCTTCTGCACCTGTTAAACAAGAAGGTGCTGGAGTAGTGTTCGATCAAGCAAATGAGACTTTTACTGCTAGATACTCACACGAAACAATCGCATTAGCATTCTCAATCACTGAGGAAGCAATCGAAGATAACCTATACGATAGATTAGCTGCAAGATACACAAGAGCTCTTGCAAGATCTATGGCAAATACGAAGCAAGTTAAAGCTGCTAATGTATTGAACAATGCGCAAGTTACTACTGTAACAGGTGGTGATGGCGAATCTTTAATCGGAAACGCTCACCCACTTGCAACTGGTGGAACTTTCTCAAACGTTCTTGCAACTGCTGCAGACCTTAACGAAACTTCACTTGAGCAATCGTTAATCGACATCGCTGCATTTGTTGATGAAAGAGGATTAAGAATCGCTTCTCAAGGTAGAAAAATGATAATTCCAAAAGAATTACAATTTACTGCTGAAAGATTGATGAAGTCTCCTATGAGAGTCGGCACTGCAGACAATGACATAAATGCTGTAAGAAGCATGGGAATGGTACCAGAAGGTTATTCAGTGAATAACTTCCTAACTGATACTGATTCTTACTTCTTAATGACTGATGTACCTAATGGATTTAAATATTTCGTTAGATCACCAATCAAAACAGCAATGGAAGGTGACTTCGATACTGGTAACGTAAGATTTAAAGCTAGAGAAAGATACAGCTTTGGGTGGAGTGACCCGAGATGTGTTTTTGGTAATGGAAATTTACCAACTAGTTAATAAATACTAAGTAACAGTATTACTAATTAGGGGCGGTGCATTAATTTGCACTGCCCCTTTTTTTATGTTAGTAAACCTTATGTTAATTCAGAAGTTTATTAATTCTAAAGTTAATAGAGATTACGTTTTTATTACTGGAACTATTGAAATTAATATCCCCTATTTTATAGATAAAATAAATCGAGGTTGTAGTGAAAAAACTAATAAAAATTATCAAACACATGTTAAAGGTGGTATGACAGATTGGGATTATTTTAATAATGATCCAGAATTAGGACCCCCTCTTATGAAAATTTTAGATTGTATAGATAAACATATAGACCCTCCTGCTTATGAACTACATGAATGTTGGGGTTTTATAGAAAAATTTGGTGATAGAAGTACATTTCATGGTCATCCTCATTTTTTATCTGGAGTTATTTACTTAAATAAGGGACAAGATTTAGAATTTCCTGAAATAAAACAAACAATCAAAGCAGACGAAGGAGTATTTGGAATTTTTTCTTCTTTTTTAAAACATGGATGTTATAGAAATCATACATCTATTCCTAAATATGGGTTATCTTTTAATCTTAGAGATATTTCAGGATATTAGTAGGTATTTACTCGGAGACTTTACTAAAGTATAATATAAACACCTAGAATTAATTAATTATGTCGACTGGCTAGGCAGACGGTATAGAGACGGCATAGTAAAATGGCTATACACAAAG